ATATTAAATCTAGCACTGGGGCAGTTGCAATTACACTTGCAGGTAATGATGTAACTGTTGCTGATGACTTAACAGTTAGTGGTAATCTTTATGTAAATGGTAGTACTACTCAAGTTAATACCACTGCACTTACAGTAGAAGACAGAACCATTGATTTGGGCATTGTAAATGGTGCTACTCCTGCTGGAGCAACTACTTGGGACTTAGGTATCCTATTTAATTATTTTGCAACGACTGCAAAGAAATCTGCCGTTATTTGGGAGCATGGTGATTCGAGATTTAAATTTGCAAGTGTTCTTAGTGCAGATACTGATGGTACAACTGTTGATACTCCACAACTTACTGTCACTACATTTGCTCCTATTGAAGTAGGTGAACTGTGGGTTAACAGTGCCTGTACTGGGGGAACACAACAAATCATTGGGTGTGTGAGTAGTGAACTTCAACTTCAAAATATTATAGTAGATGGTGGAACGTTCTGATAATATAAAAAACAATAAATAAGAGGAGCCAATCTCCTCTTTTTTATGTCCGAAGATGACTTAAAGGCGATAATATCTACATATCAACAAAAATGTTTTGAATTTTTTAATTCTAATGTTGTAATGGAAACGCAAATTAATGGATTAAAAAGATCTATAGAAATTTTATCCGCAGAAAACGATAAATTAAAGGCAGCAAAATCTAGAAGAAAAGATGCTGATGACTTTACATAAATATAAAAAAAAGTAATCATAAATGTCAAAGCCATCTTCACGACAAGAACTTGTTGATTATTGTCTTAGACGATTAGGTGCTCCTGTATTAGAAATTAATGTTGATGACGATCAAATTGATGATCTGGTAGATGATGCTTTACAATTTTTTCAAGAACGCCATTTTGATGGAATTGAAAAAATGTATCTTAAATATAAACTTACTCAGCAGGATATTGATAGAGGGCAGGGTAAAAAAGTATCAAATCCTATTGGCATTGTGTCCACTACAAGTCCAAGTGTCTCTATTCCGGGAATGGGGTCTACAACTTTTACATTTGAGGAGGACAGTAATTATATTCAAGTTCCTGATAGTGTAATTGGAATTGATGGTGTGTTTAAAGTTGACACTAGTGGTCTTTCTGCTGGTATGTTTAATGTGGCATATCAAATTTTCTTGAATGATGTTTATAATTTTACTGCTATAGAACTTCTCAATTATAGCATGGTTAAATCATATTTGGAAACTATTAATTATTTAATTAACACAGATAAGAGCATTAGGTATACTAAAAGACAAAATAGGTTGTATATTGATACCAATTGGGGAGGACTTGTTGTTGGGGATTATCTTGTAATTAGTTGTTATAGAATTTTAGATCCAAATGATTTTCCAAAAGTTTATAATGACTCATTTCTAAAAATGTATTTAACTTCTTTAGTTAAGAAGCAGTGGGGACAAAATTTAATTAAATTTCAGGGAGTTAAACTTCCTGGAGGAATTGAACTTAATGGAAGGCAATTATATCAAGATGCCATTACAGAACTTGACGATATTAAATCAAGAATGCGAAATGAGTATGAGATGCCCGCTTTGGACATGATTGGTTAGTAATATGGTATTAAATTCATTTTTTTTACAAGGAAGTAGTTCTGAACAGAATTTAGTTCAACAACTAATAAACGAACAACTTAGAATTTATGGCGTAGAAATAATCTATATGCCAAGAAAATTTATTTCAGAAAAAACAATAATAAAAGAAAATGTTCTTTCTACATTTGATGAAAGTTATGCATTAGAAGCATATATCAAAAACTATACTGGATTTGGGGGAGGGGGTGATATTCTCACAAAATTTGGAATTCAATCAAAGGATGAATTAAATTTGATTATTTCAAAAGAAAGATTTGAAGATTTTATTTCCCCATTTATGATTGATAATGATGGTGATGTAATAGATGAGTTTAAACTTGCAACTAGACCCAAAGAAGGAGATTTAATATATTTCCCACTATCTGATACTATTTTTGAAATCAAGTTTGTTGAATTCGAGGTTGAATTTTATCAACTTAATAAATTATATGTTTATGAATTGATATGTGAGGTATTTGAATATGAAGATGAAATTATAGATACCGGCATATCCAATCTTGATGACAACTTTGCTGAGGAAGGTTATTCAGTCAAACTAACTTTGGTTGGAATTGGGCAAACGGCGACTGCCATAACAACTTTAAGGACTGGTACGATTTCAAATATCACATTAACAAATGACGGATTTGGGTATAGAAGTACTCCCACTGTAGCAATTGGAGCTGCTCCATCAGGGGGTAGTTCAGCATCAGCAATTGCAATTATGAGAAAAGGAACTACTGGGACATTCTCAATTGATAGATTAGAAATTACGAATCCTGGAGCAGGATATACTACATCCCCATTAATTAGATTTATTGGTGGTGGTGGATCTGGTGCTGCGGCAACAGTTGGAATTGTAACAACTGGAGGAGTTGGAATTGTTACTATAAGTTCTAGTGGATCTAAATATGTATTACCTCCTTCTGTTACATTTACTGCAGCACCCCCTGGCGGAGTAACAGCAATTGGAACAGCAATTGTAAGTGCTGGTGGTACAATTAACAGTATTAGAATTACAAATCCAGGACTTGGATACACTACAATCCCATCCATCACAATTGGAAATCCATCTGGTGTTGGTACTGGAAATTTTGTACTCAACGAATTGGTTGTTGGTGCTGCATCATCTACTTCTGGAATTGTAAAAACCTGGGATGCTGACACTCGTATTCTGAAAGTAAATAATGTAACTGGAACCTTTAGGTTGGGTGAAATTGTGGTGGGATCTGCAACAACATTTACTAATGTTGGTATTGGGACAACTGGAGTGTATGTAATTTCTAAAATTGAAAAAATGACAGATACTGATATAGATGCATTCGAAAATTTTGATCAAAACAAAGAAATTCAAGATGCCGCAGACTTAATTATAGATAGTACAGAAAGAAATCCATTTGGGTATTACTAATGTTAGGGACTTATTTTTATCACGAAATTATTAGAAAAAACGTTATTGGTTTTGGAAATCTTTTTAATGAAATCTATATTACTCATCAAGATTCATCAGGAAATCAAAAAAGTGAAATATTAGTTCCTATTGCATATGGACCTATTCAGAAATTTTTAGCGAGAATTGAACAACAACCAGAGAATAAAAAGCAGTCACTGACTCTACCAAGAATGTCCTTCGAAATGAATAGTATTCAGTATGATTCAACAAGAAAGGGATCTCCCGTTCAAACATTTAAATCAGTTAATTTAGAAAATAATAATATAGTAAACAAGGCATTTATGCCTGTACCATATAATCTGGGGTTTCAACTTAATATCTTTTCAAAACTTCAAGACGATGCATTGCAAATTGTTGAACAAATTATTCCTTTTTTCCAACCAGCGTTTAATATTACTATTGATTTAGTGTCTTCAATTGGTGAAAAAAGAGATACTCCTGTAGTGTTGAATAGTATTACTTTTAAAGATGATTATGAGGGAGATTATTCGAATAGGCGATATCTATTATATACGTTAAATTTTACAAGTAAAACTAACTTCTTTGGACCTGTGGTAGATAACACTAATGTGTTAATTAAAAAGGTTAAAGTTAACTTCTTTAGTAATACTGATAGAAATGTTGCTAAGCGTGAAGTTCGATATACTCTTACTTCTAGAGTAACTAAAGAATATAATGATGATAACACTACAACATTAGTGGAGAATATTAATACTAAAGTCAATGAATTTGAAGTTCTTGACTCAAGTACATTTACAACTGATACATATATTAGAATTGATAATGAAAGTATGCAAATTAAATCTATAAGTGGAAATGTTATTACAGTTCATAGGGCAGTTGATGGTAGCACATTAGAAGATCATTTAGCAAATGCATCTATTGATATTATCAATTCTCAAGATGACGATTTGATTTCACTTGAAGATGCATTTACTGATGATTTTGGATTCAATGAAACTGTTGAGTTCTTTAACGATGGCGGAAAAACTTATAGTCCTTCACTAGGACAGGATGTCTAATACTTATGGATAGTTATGATAAAATTTCAGATTCATTAAATGTAGAAACTCAAATTATAAAAAAATCTGAGTTAAATTCTATTGTTCAAAGATCAACTTCATCTGAGGATGCCGAAAAAGATTATTCTTATAGTAGAGCCCAATTGTATAGTTTAATTGAAAAGGGTCAAGAAGCAGTTGATGGGATACTTGATGTTGCTGCAAGTTCAGATCATCCTCGTGCATACGAAGTTGCTGGGCAATTGATTAAAAATGTTGCGGATGTTGCAGATAAATTGGCAGATCTTCATAAAAAAATGAAAGACCTTAATGATACCTATCATGGACCGCAAACCGTAACTAACAATGCATTATATGTTGGATCTACAGCAGAATTACTAAAACTTATAAAACAAGAAAAAATAGATAAATAAGTTAGAAATATATTATTCTAAAGTGGAATTAAAAATTTCTTAAAAACTAATGGCTACTAAAAAAGAAAATACTATGGGACAGCTAATTCGTGTTGTGATTTTGAGTTGGTCTGCCGCACTACTTACAGCAAGTTATGCTGGTATGTTTGCTAAAATGGATCCTACATTCATTGCTACAGTATTCACTGCTTCTGCTGCCACTTTTGGTATTAATACAATGAAGAAAAGTGGGGGGGATGATGAAGATGAAAAAAAGGAACTTCCAAGAACTGAATTTGTTGTAGAACCATCTGTTTCATTAGAATCCCAGGTTTCAACAAATGATGAAACAACAGTATCTCTTGAAGAAAGAGTTGAGGTTCTGAAGGTCAAGTTCAACCACGTACAACTGGGGTATAATGGCAAAATCAGTAAAAAAAGATAAGAAAGGTTCTGCTGGGTCTAAGCAGAACCAAGGTAATGCTACACAAAAAAAAGCAAAGAATGGTGGAAAGAAAAAATGAGGTATTATGGCACGAGAGTGGGATACTCCTAAACGTGAGTGTTGGAATAAATCAATACATCAAATACTAAAAGCAATAGATAACCACACCCGTCTTCATTTAGAGACGGGTAATTTTTGGCATGAAAAGCAGGCACAGATACTTAGAACATACGTTAAAGAATTAAAAGTTTTTATACATAAAGAAGAGGGAAGAGAATGACTGATCCAGTTTGGTCTGTGAATATTATGGTTGCTATCCTATTGGCACTTACAATAGGATACATTTTATACATATTTAAATTAGCAAAAGAAGAATGAAACAATTAGCATTGGGTTTATCAATTTTAAGTTTGAGTATTAGTGGAGCACTGTGTTATGGTGCTTATGTTACATATCAAAAAGCACAAAAGATTCTAGACAACCCAGAAGAGTTTGTGGGTGCTGTGGTAGAGAAGCAAGTGGCAAAAGCCTTGGAAAAACTACCTATTCCTAAACTAAATATTAAGGAATTTAAGTTGCCTTTCTAATGGATAAAGATCCTTATATCTATAGAGTAAGACAAGTAATCAAAGTAGTTGATGGAGATACAATAGATGTTGCAATTGATCTTGGTTTCGATATTTCTCTTACTAAGCGAGTACGCCTTAGTGGTGTTGATACTCCAGAGAGTAGGACTACAGACCTCAAAGAAAAAACACTTGGATTAGAAGTCAAAGAATGGTTGAAGAAGAAACTCCAAGACCAAACTGACATCATCATCAAGACTGAACTTCCCGATAGTACTGAAAAGTATGGTAGGATTTTAGGTCAACTCTTTGTGGGTGATAAGGAAGTAATGTCTGTCAACAAAAAGAAATCTATCAACCAACAAATGATTGACGAAGGATACGCTTGGACTTATGATGGTGGTACAAAGAAAAAAGACTTTACTGAATTGGAAGCAAAAAGAAAATC